AGTTGATCCTGTTAGATCAGTCAATATTTGTTTACCTCTTATGGTAAAATTTATCTTAGGTATTTTTCCAAATGCGTCAGCATTATATTTAAAACGAAATATAGCGTGACATACACCTTTACCCTTAAAAGAACTAATCCAACCTAATCTGTTAACACCAAACTCACCAAAAAAATCATCTCCATAATCATAACCATCATCAGTACCATTAAACCAAATAAACTCTGTTGGAAAAATTTCAGTATCAACTTCGTCTATGACCTCAACTGCTTTATACATTGGGTGATCTGTTTCAATAGTTAAACCAGATGTATTTGTTGGTGCAATTGTTGGTGTTGGTGTGGCATTAAAAGTAGTTAAGGGTGATTTACTGCTTATGGTTGTAGATGTACCATAAGTTGAATCTGATCCTGTGTATGTCGCATATAATTGTTCGTCTAAATACAACTCTGTAAATCTTGCAACCTGACCTTCACATAAAGCTAAAACGACATATAAATATTGATTATCATCAGTAGTTGCTAACCAAACTATATTACCACCTATTCTACGAGTTCCATAAATAACAGGCAAAGAAGCGTCAGAGTTTCTTTTATTGACCATTATGCCATCGCCGTGAAGCATTGCTTCAAAGTCTGGAAGATCGGGCATATCAGGTATTAACCAACCAAATAGAAAATCAATAGTCTCGTCAATTGCGTCAGTTATTGCATCTACACCATCATCGACCCAATCTTTGATATCATCAATAGCGTCATCTACTTCATCACACATTTATATTCCACACCCATATTTATAGCCAACACGCCTAAATCCGTGGTCAGCAAAAAGTTTTTCTCTTGCAGGGATTTCTTTCCCATCTAAAGTATTTAACATACAAGGCATTAACCTCTTTTCAGCTATTGATTTAAAAGCCTCCAATAACATACTAGCAGTTTCAATCGTTCTGTGTTCTTTCTCAATCCAAAAACCCATTTCAGTTAAAAATTTCATATCACTAAACCACCATTCAACCACAGTTCCACAAACACTACCGACAATTTTCTTATCGTGTATTAAAACAATAACATTTCCGTCATTAATCATCTTTGCACCATACCTACTAGCTTTCATTAAATTTAATGCAGGGAAAACTATATCTGCTCCCTCTGTCATTTTTTTCACAAACTTTTGTAAATCTATAATATTATCCTTAGTAGCTAATGTAACTTTATATTTATTGGTCATCTATTTTTTTACCCCATTCAATATCTACCATCATAGCGTTAGAAAATTTAAAAAATTTATCACCACTAAATATTTGTTGCTGTGAATTGTCGTTGGTTCTTCTTCCTCGTTTCATTTCAAAGTTAGCCCAATGGTTAGCAACATTAATAGATATTCTACTTGTAGTTTTAGTTTCATTAATTGCATAACCAGAAATATATCCTAAGAATATTATATAGGGATTGTCAATTAAAGCACCTGCGTCTGTTAAATATCCTCTTATAATTTTTACAGGTCTATGAATATGATGGTTTGCAAAAAATAAACTTATAAATGTTTGACTAGCTCCCTCGATAGAAAAATTAACTGTACTTGTAGCGACTGTGCTTGATTCGGTTATAGATGGTATTTCTAATAAATCTGCTCCTGCTGTATATGTATTGCCATCAAAGACAAGATCAAAATATGCGGTAGTTCTATAATAGATTGTACTACCAATAGTAAACTGTATTAAATGTACTTGATTTAAATGATTGGTAGCAAGTTCAGTTTTTAATGTAGAGTGTAAACCTCTTGACATTATAGTACCTCAATAAAATCTAATTCGTACCTATATAAAGCGTCTTGTCCTATTGTAAATTCTTGAACATCATTTTTTAATGCTACTGTAAATGGAACACTATCATAAGTTACCGCTGAATCATTGGTTAATGCAGTAGTTAGTGGTGGCTCTATTGTTACTGTTGCCGCATTACTTGATGATGTAACATCAGATACAACCATATAAACTTTGTCGTGTGAAGCAAATTTAATAAAATCACCTGCTTTAAATCTTCCTGCTCCATCACCTGCAAATCCGTCCATAGCAATAGTTGTGTCAGCAACAGCGTGTACTCCGTTTACTAATACTGATCCTGTTTCTGTTCCAAGTGAATCATCTATAATTGGTGGTGTATAAGTAAATGATTCTTTACGACCTCTCTGTGAAGTTATAAACGCAAAGATCGGAGCAAAACTTGCTCTAGTCATTGGCGGAAACGATACTTGCATTTCCCATCTTTGATTTTGTAATTGTCTAGCTTGTCTGCGTCCACTAATAGATAGTGATACAATAGTTGTTTGATTGCTCTTAATGTTAATGCCATTAGATATAGGACTTGTAGGAAATGCACCACTCATACTAGAGCCGCCTGACCTTTATTATTTAAAGCTGAGTTAATCATATTTACAATCTGTCCTCGTCTTGTATCTAGTAAAGCTCCAAACGATTGAGCGTCTACTGTTGTTATATTAAAGTTTACTGTTGCACCACCGCCACCAAGTTGATGATTAGGTGTAACTGTTCCTGCGGTAGATGGTGTAAATAATTCTGGACCCCTTTCTCCAACTAAGAATGGAGTTCCCTGTTGTCTTGATCCACCAAACATAGCTGGTGGTTGTTGTGCTCTTATGTTAGCAACTTGACCCATACCTGTTGCAACTGTTAAAGCCGCAACTGCAAAACTAAATGGTGGTGGTAAAGTTGCCAATGCTTTTGTAGCACCTGCATAAGTATTCATTATAGCCTCACCAATTTGTACTGCTTGTTGCAATTTAAACATTTTTTTAGATCGTTTAGCACCCTCTGCCGCAAAATCTTTTAATGCTTGACCTGTTTGTTTTAATCCTTCTTTTTCTGCTTCTCTACGCTTGGCTTCTGTTTCTATTGATTTTTCTTTTGATCTTTGCCTTCTATCTTCAAATGCAAAGTCTTTGTTATACTGTTCGTGTAATTCTTTAGCCGCTATCTTTGCTCTTTCCATTTCAAGAATATTAGATCTCATAATTTGTGATCTTTCATCAAGAGCAAAATTATTTTTTTCTAATGCTACTGTGTTTGCATCAGTTGATTCAGTTGATTCAACTTGACCTTGTGTCATTCTTGCAATTCTCATTATTGCGTCATCATAACCAACTGAACTCATCACTCGATTATATTCTTCAGTCATTTCAATAAGCTCTCTTTGCTTCCTACCAAAAGAATCAAATACAAGTACAGCACCACCTATTATTTTAATCAGTCCGTTTGCAGCTAATAGCAAAGCTCCTATTGCCAACTCAAACTCAGCAACATTATCTTTTACAGTCTTTACTGCTCCTGCAAGTGTAACCAATGACTGAGCTAATACTTGACCTATATCTTCACCAAATTCTTTAATTTCTTCTTCGTTTTGTGCTAAGAATGTATTGAGATCACCAAATTGATTTTTAAGTTCCTCAAAGAAAGATTTGTTAATTGCTAATTGAAAATTAAAGAACTTATCATTTATCATTGATAAAGTTCCTTCGAGAGTTCCAGCTAATTCTTCTGTTGTTTTAGCAAACTCTCCATTACCAGCAAATACTTTAGCAAATGCGTCTCTAGTCTGTTCTACTGATATTTTAGCACCAGCAGAAAAACCAAGCATATCTCTAACACCTTTTTCTCTAAAGATGTCAGCACTAGCAATACCACCAGCAAAAGCTCTTTGAATTTGACTTGCAGTTGTTTGAAAGTCTAAACCTGTTGCACCAGCAACATTACCTGTGATTTCTAATATATCTTTTAATTCTTTTGCGTCTTTTGCAACAACAGCTAAATTACCAGAAGCAGCGGCAATATCTTGTAAACTAAATGGAACTTTAGAAGCAAAATCAGTTAAAGTATTAAATGCTTTTGCACCTTCTTCAGCACTTCCAAATAAAAGTTTAAATCTAATTTGTAAACTTTCTATTTCTTTTCCAACATTAACAAGGCTCGTAATTGCTTTTCCAGCACCAATAGTGGCTAATGCGGCACTAGCCGCTAATGCAAACTTTTTAATACCACTTAAACCTTTTTTAGAGGAAGCAATAGCCTGTTTGGTTTTATCCTTTGCTACTATATCTATATTAACTTTTTTGCTCATAAAATCCTTTATCTAAATCTATCTTCTTTTCTGTCGTTCTCGTCTATTGTAAGCCACATCACTAACAAATAACGATCACCACTATAAACTGGTGCTCCCCTGTGTAGGTGAGTAAAACTTGGAAATATTAATCCGTGTCCTGTTGGTAATGGTGGTACTGATCCTCTATTGTGAAAATCTGTTCCACCGCCTTCGTAATATCCTGTATTTAATGGCACTACTATTGATATATCAGCAGAGGCATCGTGATGCCAAGATGTTTGTTGTATTGTGCGTGGGTTATAGTTTGCAAGTTGTATGCAACCACCATCTACTTGTCTATTAAACAAAGTAAATAAAATTATGTTTATTTGTGTTCTAACTATCTCAATCATTTCCTCATAGAAGTCAGGCGTTGCATTTTCTAATACTATTTCAGGTATTCTTCTTGTTTCATCTTCTTCAGGGTTAGGCTTAAATGGTATTTCAAATTGCATTTTCTTTAATTCACTCAAAACCATATCGCAAAACTCTTGTTTAAATAATGGTATCGTATAAACTTCTTTTACTGGCTCTTTTATTATATCCCACAATGGCGATCCAATAGGATCAGAGTTGCCATCGGTATTGTCATACTCCTCAATCATTGGCAAAGTCTGTTCCATCTTCAACAAAGTGTCTTGCTGTACAGCCCAATTAGAAGCGTCTAATAGTATTTCATTTTTAAACTCGTACATCTATCTCCTAGATTTGGCTTTTGCCATATTAATTTGTTGCTGTGCTTTTTTGTTCTTATCTTCTAAGAACACTATCCAAGTTAAAAAATCTTCTACTGAAAATTTCCTTACTTCTGCAATGGGTATTTTTAAATAATCTGCTAATTGAATGATCGCTGATAGATCATTGTCGTCTGCTATTTTTTTTTAATCTCTTTTTTTGATGAAGTTTGCATAAGCCAAGTAGCCACTTCGGACAATACATCTGGATCGGCACTTAGCATTAACTTAGGCTTATCTGCAAGATCAAACATATTTTCGCCTTTTTCATTTAAAGCTAATTCAATTAAAGCGTATGCCAGACCTTCGATTGCGTCTAATTCCATTTTTTTAAACAATCTACCTTTTTGTTTCAGGTTTATAGGTTGTTTATAAAATTTTAAACCTTCCCATTTTGTAAAAGTCTTGCTTTCACCTTGATCTAAAGATTTAAAATGGTCTGTAATTATATCGATTTCTGACATACACTTTTTTTATCCTAATTTAAATTAATTGTCAAATTATACTGTTGCTCTAGTTATAGCACCATTTATTTGGCAAGAAATTGATAGTCTAATTATATCGTCCATAGTTACTGCAACTGAGTTACCTGTTACGATTGCAGGAACTGAATAGTAGAAATCTCCACTATCTGCACCTTCAGGGTAAAGTAGTAAAGTTACACCTGTTGCTTCTTGTAGAACAATCT